GGGGATTCAGACGCAGCCAAAGGTGCCAGTGCATAGATATTCAACACACCATATGTGTTGTTCGTGTCCGTTAAATCAATCATGTCTAGAATATTTGCATATGGAATTGTGAGCTTCATAGAATTTCCTTCTTCCAAATGCAAAACTCTGTGTGGTGTTGTTGTCACAGCAGCGAGGAATTCATTTCCTTGTGCTCTGAACTTGGTTGTAGCGAGCGATTTTGGGAAGAAAACTTTCAGCAAAGCACCCTGTTGAAAAGGTGTTGAGTTAGCTTTCACTTCTATCTCTACATCAGCGTTGAGCAACATAAAGTTGTTCAGTTTCTGACGATGTAGTTCGCTGTTATCAAGAATTGCCTGGGGCAAGCAAGTACTGTTTAAGGTAACTTGGTGCTCCAGCGATGTAGTTGCTTGGATCAAGATGCATGGGGATCAGTGAGTCACTAGATGACCACTTGAAGGTATCCACCAAAACAAATCTTTCCAACATATCCTTCAGGTTATGCTGTGCAACATTATCGTTAGTATTCTCAACCAAATTCGAGGGCATAGGGGTAGAAGGTACCTCTGCCTGCATATCACTTTCAATATCAATATCACGAGATGTATCTTTGGGTGTTGTATCAATTTGTTGTTGTTGTGTAGCAATGTATGGGGTTTTCATGGGGAAGCTTACATTAGTGCATTCCCCAACTCTAGGCTTATTTTATGACGCGCCTAAACTAAATAGCTTGCGTCACAGCATTGCTGCTGACCGTGAAGATCTTCAAGTCACTTTTCGAGATATAGTGACCTAGCATGCACGGATTTCAGAATCGTCGTTATCAAAAGAATTAGTCAAACAGGCCGGCAACAAAGAGCGCATCCATTTCCTTAAAGGTGGGGAGGCGCTGTGAGATGTCGGCTCTAACGAGAGCAGCATGAAGCTTTTTGCGAGCTTGGTTGTATTCATTTAGACCATGGAAATAAAATTCCCTAATGGAAGCTAAACAATTCTCATACGTCGCATCCTTCCTCATACCTTTCACGTTTTTGATCCAGTTGGGCATTTCCTTACACACGGTGACGTCAAGGGGAGCCTGATAAATACCACTCTCATTGAGCTTGAATTGTCTTTTCAGATATCCAATTTCAGTGAGAGATCGGTATTGTACCAGTTCTCCTGTCTTGGCTTCATCGGTGTAAGTCATTCCAATAGTAGCGAGTGCTTCTGATATGGTAATTTGATTGTACCATTCAATAACATTGTCGCTAATATTGAGAACATTGTCGTCACCATAGGCTTGCATGCTTACAAAATCTGTG